TCTAAAGTAAAAGTATTTTTCTTACAATCTATGATTATATAATTTGAAACCAGAACAGTCGTAAACACGGGCTCTAACCGTGCAATAACCTGCAAACATAGGTTTCTTAAAATCTATGATTATGTTTAAAATATATGATATTGATTACAATATGTTAGATAATATAAAAATGGTGTTGATTAGTATTATCCCTCGCCCCTTACGACTTTTAATGAAAAGGCTGGTTAATGAAATATAAAGTATTGAATTAATTGTTTTTAGTATATCTGTTTCAAGTTTGGTGCCATTGGGACACTAGCTTGAATTTCGTGCAGTTCCACTCCAGTATATTTCTTCCTGTAGTGGTTCTTATAACGTTTTCTAATGATACTAAAACCGTAGATAAATATTGCTATCAAAGTTATTGCAACTAAAAATGCAGTATCTAATGAAGGATATTTAAATTTTTTAGGTGATTTTACGCCAGTATTGTTCTCATCCTTCTTTGAGAAACTTAAACTGTCGATTAATGAAAACATATGATCAAAAACCATTATGCATAGAGCGATGTGGCCACATTTAATGTGTACTGAGGTAATGAAGTCAAGAATCCAAAGGTAAAATCTTTTGCAACTGAACGGAAAAATCGGACGTTTTGTGAAGCATAAGGTCTGATCAGCAAATGTTTGCTATTCGAACCATTGTTGAAACCATCCGTGCTTGAAGTTCGGTTGATGTTAAAAGGCTGAATATATGGTATACAAATTTGTGCCAAACATTCTTCAGTGTAAATAGGCACAACACGGGATCCTGAACTTGCCGAATTCGTAGCGGCAATTGTCTGGATTCCATTTGGATTGCCCAATGAAACACCTGAATAATTATTTCTTGAATTTAAAAGAGTTGCCTCACCAAATGGTGCATTATCAAGGGTTCCTCTTTTGCCCAATGAAATAATCATTCCTCCCTTGAAAAATCCATATGCAGAAGATAAATAATCAATATGATCGTTATATTGTCCCCGATCTGCGGCAATTTGTGCCAAGGTCGTACGAAAAATAAAAGGATCAATCAAAAATGCTTGTGCTGCAGCTGATGTAAAAGAATTGGAAAAAACTGTTGCAGCAGTTGCCAACTGTCTGAGATTTGTGATTTGCTCTCCTAATGATTGTGCAATTGTGGAAGTTGAATGGGGACAACGTTCAATTGTTGTTGAAGATTCTCCTCTTTCGATAATTTGTGATTTTGTTTTACTTGCATTTTGAGCAAGACTCTCACCCTCAACACCTTTCATTTGAGTTTGTGGGAGCAAATATAACCAAGTTTCTGCTTCTGAAAGAATAACATCTGAAGCGTGGAAGTCAATGTATAAGAATACAGTCGGTGAAACTTGTGCTGATGCAATCAATGGTACTTCAACAATAACATAGAACATTCCATAAGAACATTCATGTGTGAATTGATTTGCTGACAAGTTTGCTGAACTAGCAACTCCAGCGGCATTTCTTGGCGAAGGGACATTCTTCATATTTGTGGTCGTCATGGGTTCTACAACATGTTCACCCATCATTTTATCTGCACCAAATTTGTGAATTTGTCCTTTGACAACATTGACATCATCTGTGGTCATAACCTGACCAGCCGTATATTTACCTGTATCTTCTGGTACAAAAATTGTTCGAAGTTGGTATGAATGAAGCTGATTATGAGTGCCACAAATCTTAAAATTAAGTTTGGCGGACCATTGTTGTGCCATTGAAGCGGCAAACATCTGATGCGAAATCGTCATTGTTGTTACTGGAGGTGTGCCTGCTACCGACGCTGAAAAATCAGTGATGGTACAGGGACGTGCATACAAAACTGTGTGCACTTGATATGCAACGGCCAAAGGGAAAACTCCAATAATGTTTTCACTATTCATGATCTTTTCGACTTCCATTTCGTCTATCCCAGAGCCAAATTGTCCATCCGAAACTTCCACTTCCTGATTTTTCGCAACAGTCAAATTATGCATTGGAACTGTGCCTTGATCATTTAGGAAACGTGTTCCTGGATGATACTTGATAGCTGTGATCGGAGCATCAGATGGATT